AATTATATTATGGAGACATGATGAATGACAATATTTCGTTATTAAAAACGATTGAAAAAACCTATACAAATAATGAATTGATTGAAATTTTAGTTTATAAGAAGAACGAAGTTGATGCCTTATTTCAAGAACAGTCTTTGGAATTAGATCGCATTGGACGTGAGAAAGATGAACTAAATAAATTAGAAGAAAATGTTCGTTATGAACTTAGTGGATTACATGGTGCTAGAACGGTTCTAGACCAACTTATAAACGACAATAGTGTGAAGACAAAACAAGAAAACGAGGAACAGTAAAACATCCCTTTTACTGTTCTTTTATAGTATGAACAGTCTTGGTTGAGTCCCAACACTCTTAGGAGTAACAATGGCTGATAAGAAAATGACGGCCCTTACGGATCTGTCCACAGGTATCGCTTCCGCTGATATCTTACATGTGGTTGATGATCCTAGTGGCAGTCCAGTAAATAAAAGAGTTTCGGTTTTCAATTTGTTTGGAAACTTAAATCACGTAACCGACTCTGGTGATAGTTCTGGTAGAACTTTTGTTGCCGCAACTCAAAACGTAGGAAATGATGCCACATCTGGTGATACAATTCCTTTAAGTTCGCATACAAATTTTATCAAAACATCGTCTAGTGCAAGAACAGTTCAATTTCTATATGGATCAAAATTCTCTGCAAACGTTCAGGGCGCTTATGCTAATGTAACCGGAGTTGTAGCAGGATCAATTATTCATGTAGACATTACTAATGGTGCGGCACCTAGTTCTATTAATACTGCATGGTCTTCAGGTACTGCAAGAGCATATGGTATGAAAATTCAATTTAGTGATTCTAATAGTACGACACGATCTATGAAACCTGATGCGTTTATCTGTTTAGATGATGAGCATGGCTCAACTGCAAATCGTTCACCTGGTGCTTATCCAGTTCAGTATTTGTTTGAGTTAGGTTCTAATGCATCTGGTTATGTATCTATGACTAATGCAGGAAATACCGAAGTGAATGCTCATCAGACAGGAAACAATAATATTATGGTTTCCGCTAATTGTGCTGATACAGCCGCCGATACCAGAGTAAGATGTAAAATTAATGGTACCGATTATTGGTTACTAGCAACATCGAATACCACTATAGATAACGTATAAAGGTATTCGTATCATAAAGTAGGACTATGGCAGATAAACGCATATCAGGTCTTACTGCAATGACCACTATCAGCAAGGATGATATCCTGCTGGTAGTGGATGATCCTGCAGGAACACCTACAAATAAAAAAGTCTCAATTGAAAAATTCTTTGCTAATGTAGAACCTCAAATAGTTTTTGCTAATGTTACGGCGGCTTCAAATTCAACTGCTAGTAGTGTGACATTTAGAGGTGGAATAGGCGTTTCTAAAAATATAATAGTTGATGGTAACGTAACAGTAAATGGTGTTTTTACATTAGCTGGAAATGGAGCAATTACAAATCTTAGTTCAGATATAACTCCAGATACGACAATTACATATGACTTAGGTAATTCTATTGCATCATGGAAAGATGTGTATGTTCAAAAAATTGTTGGACATTCTGGTGCAATTGAGGTGGATGCTAATGCGACATTTTCGGCAAATTTGACAACGACAGGAGCAAATGTATATGTCAATGGAACAGATTTAACAGTTGATGCAAATACAACATTTAAAGCAAATTTAATAGTACATTCTGATACAACAAATACTGTAATAAATTCTGGCAATACGCATATAACAAGTAATACTTTACTTGCAGGAACAAATACAGTCATATCATCGAATCTCTCATCGTCTGCCAATTTAACACAAACTGGTATTTTGAGTTTGTTTAATGGGGCAAATTTAACTTCAAATGCTAATGCGACATTTTTTGGAAATGTGTCTCTTGGTGTCACATCTGGTGGAGGTAATCCAAAAGGCACAGATACGGTATTATTAAAAATTGATGCTGGAAATACATTTTCATCTTCTAATACTACTTTAGAGGGTACTAATACTGTCATATCTTCAAACGTCACGATGAGTGGTGCAAATGTTAATATCACAGGTTCAAATAATTATATTACTGCTAATACCACATTAACCGCAAATCTTAATATAACAGGTGCGAATGTTTATATATCTCCTACTGGAGTTGCAAATGTTTATATAAAAGGTAATATAACAACAACGGGTAATACTGCACTTGGAGACGATTTATCAGTTGCTGGTAATGTAAATGTTACAGATACTACAGATTCAGAAACTAATACAACAGGATCAATTGTTACTGCAGGTGGTGTTGGAATTGCAAAAAGTTTATGGGTTGGAGAAAATGTAAATATTCATGGAAACCTTCATGCTAATGGTAATATAACTGCTGATGGTGGAACTATTACTTTAGGAAGTGATGACACAGATACCGTTTCTTTTGGTGCAGATGTGGGTTCTCATATTATTCCTGACACAGATTCGACATATGATTTAGGTACTACCGCAAAACGATTTAGAAACATTTGGCTTGATGATGCGGTTGCCACAGGAAATGTAAATGCAAGTGGTGATATAACTGCTACTGGAAATGTATCTGGATTATTTGGTAATTTTACTGATAATGTAAAAATATCTACAGACAAATCTTTACAATTAAGAGATGATACAGAATATATTCATTCAAATGCTGATGGTGAAATTTCAGTTATATCTGGATCTAAAGTCACAATTACAACAACATCATTGAACACATCTGCAAATACGACACTTGCAGGTGAAACTGCAAACGTTACTGCAAATCTTTTTATTTCTGGAGCGAACACTAAAATTAGTTCCGCCAATACTACATTAGATGGTACAAAAACTACAATTGAAGGAGACGATTTAGTAGTCACTGCAAATACAGCATTGCCAGCGTTTACATCAAATACTATATTAGTAACGACATCTGCGAATACAAATCTTGATGGTTCAGTAAATATCTCAGGTAATGTTGAAATGTTACATACTGTAAATGTAGCGGCTAATACATTTATTGGTGGACATGCAAATGTAAGAGGCACAAGTGAAGTTGCCGGTAATGTTGTCATGGGATCCACGAGTGCAGGTTCAAAAGTTACTATTCACGCTAATAATAATTTAATTATTAATTCGAATAATGAAAATGAATTTATTAAACTTGACACAAAGAGAACTGAATTATATTCGAATGTAAACTTAGATATTGCTAAACATATACTCGCTGGAAATGGTGTATATGTTCAGGATGGCACTTCTGTTGTTTTTGGTGGTCAATTGTCAATAAATGACACAATATCAACTGAAGGCTTGTTGTTATTAGAAGATGGTACTGCATATGATAGTGGAACTGATGATGGCGCCTTTATATTAGAAGATGGTGGTACTGATAGAATAGGAAGTAATTCTACAGGAATGATTATTGGCGGAGATATGATACTTGACAATTCAGAAATATCTTCTGCTAATGGTGTTATAAGTCTTGGAACTTATAATGGTCTTGCAAATGGTGTTATTAGAGTAAGTGATGCATATAATTTACCAAATACTGCAGGTGCTAATGGTCAATTTTTAAGATTGTTACATGGTAATATTGTGTTCTCATCTGGCTCAGGTACAAATATGACTGATCTACATCAAGATTTAACACCACAATTAGGCGGTAAGTTAGATACTGATGACTATATCATTACAAATGATGCACAAGCAAATGTAGTTATTCATGGAAATACAAGTGTATCATCAAGTGCAGGGGTTAAATTAGGAAGTCATCCTACTCTTTATACTTTTGTAAAAGACACTAATGGTAGATTAGGTGTTAATACCATAGATCCAGGCCATTCTCTTGAAGTTATTGGTACTTTTAGAGCCTCCAATGATGGAGAGTTCAGTGAAGATTTAGATATAACATCACATAATGGAATAGATATAGGTTTAAAATTGGCTGGTACTCTTATTACATCTACCGCAGCCGAAATTAATACACTAGATGGTTTTACAGGTGATGTAGCAGATCTTAATAAATTATCAGGAACTTCTGATACACTAGCCCCTGCTGACCTTAATGCAGTAGAAAATTTTGAAGAAACTGTTAGTGCAAGTTATGATACTGAAACGAGTATTGGTACATTAACTGTTAACGATGGTAATATTAGTCTTGATGTTGCTAGTCACGATCATGCTACTTATGGTTTAAAATTAGGAGGCTCACTTGTAACATCATCTGCTGATGAGTTGAATATACTCGATGGATGTTTAGCAGATGTAACCGAATTAAATAGATTACAAATTGTTAGCTTAGGACAAACCCAGGTTTCGAGATTTTTACACACAGATGATGAAAATAGAGTTGATTTTACTGCACTTGACGAAACAAAACCTGGACAGATTACGGTAGCAAATGTAGTTGTAACTGGTACCACGACATCCTCTTCAAATACAACAGGAGCTTTAAAAGTAACTGGTGGTGCAGGAATTGCAAAGAGTGTAAACATTGGTCAAAAATTAACAGTTTATGGTAATACAACTTTCAATTCAAATGTCACAATTGCCGCAAGTGTTACTGATAACAGAATATTTTATGATAATACGACTGATGATTTAAACTTAAAATTAAGAGTTGTCAGTTTTGGAACAACAAGTACGACTACAACTGATATTGGTGAGGATGCAAATAATGTTCTTGTTTTTGGAAATGGAGTTGCACCTTCAACAGTTCCTGAAGGACAAGCATATCTATATGCCAGAAATGTATCCGGAGGTGCGGATGATGGACTAACTCACTTATTCACAAAAGATGAAGGTGGCAATGAAACTCAATTAGGACCGCATAATAAAGATAACGAATGGGAGTTTTATTCACGCAATACTAAAACTGGTAAAGTTACAAGAATAAATATGGAACGAATGATACGTAAATTAGAAGAATTTACAGGAGAAACTTTTATTGAAAATGAATAATATGGAGCATTATGGATAAAGAGCATGTTGAAAATGAAGTTGAAAGATTGACAAAAGATAAAATTCAAATTGAAACATCGATTGTCACATATGAGAAAGAATTGGCGAAGTTAAAGGCACAGAATGATATGTTAACAGGTGCCTTACAAACTTGTAATTATTTTTTATCTCAATATGAAGAAGTAAAAGAAGAAACTGATAGTGTTTGAAAATTTAAATGAAGATAATTTTATATTATATGCGATGAAATATTATGAAAATACACAATGTTTAAGCGAGGTGGAATTTCATAATGATTTAAAAATTATAAAATATATTAAAAGATTATTGAATAGATATTCGAAGACAGGTAAGATAAAGGAAAGATTAATGCTTAATCATTTAATTATGCTATCAAATGTTTTTCCTATTCCAGTGTTGGTAAGAATATTATTTTTGAAGATACCTGAAGATTATTGGAAAGAATTGAAAACGTTTTTGATTTTTTTGAAATATATGCCAGAAGTGATTTCAAGTATTAATCAAAGAACTATTATTAGTTCAGATATAGGTGTTGATTTGTACATAGCAGAGAAACTAAGGAAAATTTAATGTCTCTATTAAAGTCAGCAGGAAACATATATTTTGCTTATCAATTTTTAACGAAATTGACAACTCCATTTGAAAAGACCGAGGCATATAAATTAGGTATAATAGATGAAAAAGGCAAAGTTTTAAAGAAACGAAGCAAACTCAAAAGTCAAGAAGAGAGAGATGCATACACGATAACAGATACTATGATCTTTAATCTTAAAAAACTATTAGGTAAAGTGCCTGGTGGTAAAACAAGGTTTGCAACATTTGCCGCCGCATTATTTTTACTTAAAGAAGATTTAACTTATAGACATTATCAAGATCAGAGTTTTTTACAAGAAGAATTTTTCAAGTTTATGAAAACAGATGAAAAAAATGTACAAATGGTGAGAGAACAGATTACATTAAGAGAAAAATATCTTGAAGAGTTAGATGCAGGCAGTGGTAATATAGCAAGTATTGGTGTAGGACCAGATGGTGAACCTCCAGGTATTACGGCGGCACAAAAAAAGAAAAAAAGAGAAAAATTTGCAGGGGCAGAGGTTTTCACAGTTGACCCAAATGTATTCATGAAAGCAAGATTTGGTAAAAAGAAATATGCAAAATATGAGAATTATGTAGGTAATGATGAAGTAGGTGAAGAGATAAGACAATACGGTAGAGCAAATCCAAGTAAACCTATCATAATTAAAGATAGTTTAACTGGGGCCATGCTTTATCTTAAATACGGAAAAGATAATGCAAGGATTCAAAACTTTTATTAAAAACAGTAAAAAAAGAACAGTTGGCAATTCAACTTTGGAATACTCTACTGGTGCTTTACCGCCAATAGACGGAAAATGTCCAGACGGATTTACTATGCACAATGAATTAGGAGGTTGTGTGCCAGCAGGACCAGAATTGCATGATATGAGTATGCCTGAAGTAGGTGACTCATATCCTGCTGGGACCCCGAAAAATGTTTAGGAGTTAAATGGCAGTTATAAGACAAAATTTAGAATTATTATCACCTGACGAAGGTGATGCTGATGGTTCTAGACAAAATAAAATTACGTTCTATGGTTTTAAAAGTGGTGATGCCGATTTCAATGATGTCACAAGTGGTATTGGGCCTACAACTCAAGCAACAGGAACTGGATTAAACGATGCAACATTTGGAGGATCTTATACGGGCAGTTCGACAAAAACTTATCAAGTAAAAATTACAGCCGTTGGAACTCCAGATTCTTTTCAATATAGTGATGACGGAGGATCTACTTTTAATGGGGTAAACATAGAGATAAGAAGTGATGGTGTTCAAGCATTAGCCGAGGGTGTTACAATTATTTTTGGAGCAACAACAGGACATACGTTAAATGATGTATGGGAATCAACAGTTATTGTTCCTCTCACAACTTTAACTGCTCCACACAAAATGGCTGAAATTGAAGTAAATCATCCAGGAACAAGTGCCGATGTAAAAGGTAGATTGATTTTACGGTCAAATGATGGCGGACAGATAGGAAGTGTGTCAATTCATGCCGCCGTTGGATCTCCAGCAACTGGAGATATTACAACAAGTGGCGATTATACAGGAGGTCCATCACCTGTCACTTATTATATCAAAACAACAGATATAACATCCACACCTCACAAGTGGGCATGGAGCACAAATAATTTAAATTATAGTGATGATATTGACATGGCAACAAGTGCTACGGCTGTAGAAAAAGGTATATCTATTGCATGGACAGGAACAACTGCAGGTGATGCTGTTGGTGATATTTATAAGTTTTCAGTTGGGCAAGATAACGTGCAATTACATGCAAATGGAGACATGGTCGTTTCTGATAAAGTAGTTTCAGAAGGTGGTCATTATGTGCCTAAAATTTTCGATGTGAGTGGAACTCTACTTAATACATATTCGTAATGACTGATTTTAAACAGAATGGAGAAATAAATGTCTGAAAGAGGTATTAAAGAAACAAAAGAAGTTTTGGCTTTTGTTTTCAGTCTTGGTAATGCGATAAAAGTTAGTTTGTCTGATGGAGATTTTGATTTTTGGGATGCCAAAAATTTTGTAGAGCCTTTAAAAAAAATTGCTCCTGCAGTAGAAAATATTGATGAAGTTCTTCCAGAATTAGAAGATTTGTCCTTGGATGAGGTTATGGAATTAACTAAATATTCTATGACAGAGTTGGGTTTAGGGGGAAATATCGATATAGATGCTGAGGTCGAAGCCGCCGCAGAAACAGTACAAAATGCTATTACCATGGGTAAAAGTTTATTAAAAATAGTCAATGGCATCGGATAATTAATGGAACACGAGAATTTGGTACAAATGATTATAACGCCTATGATAGTGGCTATCATTGCTATGATAGGTTGGAGTCTTGCTTCTGTTATAGAATTAAAAGAAGAAGTGGCTCAGGTTAAATCAGAAGTAAAATATATTTCAAAGCAAGTTGATTTGTTGCGAGATCAGCTTGCTTTGGTATATGATGTGGAAATGTATGCAAAACAATGATCTTGTGAAATTAGCACTATCTCTTAAAAAAAAGACAAAGACAAGAGATCTGGTTCCTCTTTATGAATTTGCTAAAAAAAATAATATAAAAGAAGAAGAACTTATAACTGTAATCAAACAGGTTGGGATATAATTTGACATTTTGAACTTTTTGTTATATAATATAGTTATTTTCAACCCTTTCATTTTATATTATGAGTATCTACATTGATCAAAAATTCATCAATTTACTCTCAGGACAATTAGAACGATTTACACGCAAAAGAGATGATCTGTATAATTTCAGATGTCCTATCTGTGGTGATTCACAAAAGAAAAAACATAAAGCGAGAGGCTATGTCTATCGTAAAGAAAATCTTTTGTTTTATCGATGTCATAATTGTTCTGCGAGTATGAGTCTTGCCAATCTTATCAAGCAAATAAATCCTACCTTACATAAACAATATGTTCTTGAAAGTTATACAAATAATGCTTCTACGTTTTCTCCAGTAGAAAAACCTGAATTCAAGTTTGAGCCACCTAAATTTTCTGATAGTCTTTCACCTTTACAAAAATTGAAGTCAATCAATTTACTTAATGACGAGCATTATTGTAAAGAGTATGTGAATAAGAGAGGCATACCGAAAGAGCATCATAGAAATTTATTCTATACAGAAAATTTTAAGACTTTTGTTCAAGGTCTTGAAATCTCCGATGTTGATATATATAAGCATCTTTATGAAGAGCCGAGGTTAGTGATTCCTTTCTTTGATAAATCACGGAAGATGTTTGCCGTTCAAGGACGAGCCCTAGGTCAATCGGACCTGAGATATATTACTGTAAGAATTGATGAACAATACCCTAAAATATATGGTCTTGATAGAGTTGATATAAGTAAGCCAATTTATGTAGTCGAAGGTCCGATTGACTCCTTGTTCATAGATAATTGTATTGCGGTTGCAGGTGGTGATTTAGTTTCAGCAATAAAACATTTCATTAATCAAGAACTGATATTTGTTTACGATAATGAAAGAAGAAATCGTGAGACAATCAAAAAGATGGAAGCAACAATTGAGAGACACCATAAAATAGTAATTTGGCCTCGGTACATAGAGCATAAAGATATTAATGATATGATTTTGAGTGGAATAGATGTTATAAATGAGTTAAAAAATAATGTCTATTCTGGTCTAATTGCGAAAACAAAAATGTTGGAATTTAAAATATGAAAATACATAAGCATGGTTTTGTGAAGTTATTAGAAGTGATGGGTAATGATGAGGAAGTTGAAAATGCCGCCCGAATTAGTTACGGTGAAGGTACACGGAAGGTTAACCAAACAAGAAACCTAATTCGTTATTTGATGAGACACAAACATACATCACCATTTGAGATGTGCGAAGTGAAGTTTCATATTAAACTACCAATATTCGTGATGAGACAACTTGTTAGACATAGGACTGCTAACATAAACGAATACTCTGGTCGGTACTCATTAATGAGTGATGAATTTTATTTGCCTGCTGAAGCCGATGTACAAGAACAATCAGAAACAAACAATCAAGGTCGTGGTCAAGATTTGGATCAAGAAAATAAAATTCTTGTTTTAAGTCGCATGGTTGCAACTACCGATCAGGCAAAAGAGTGTTATAGACAAATTGCTAACCCTACTCTTCTAGATGGATTTTATGAAGGGTTTAAGGGTATTGCAAGAGAGATTGCAAGAACAGTTTTACCAGTTTCAAATTACACCGAGTGTATTTGGAAAATAGATTTACATAACTTTTTTCATTTTGCAAAATTACGTATGGATGCTCACGCACAAAAAGAGATACAAGATTACGCAAGTGCAATGTATGAATTGGTAAAACCACATTTTCCTATTTGTTGTGAAGCCTTTGAAGACTATATTTTAAACTCAAAGACATTTTCCGCCAAAGAGATGAGGATTATCAAAGAGAATCTAAATGGAAGTTGGGTAATGGCAAAATATGGTCTATCAGAACGAGAATCAAAAGAATTTTTAGAAAAATTAAAATAAGGAGCAAAAATGCCTCTACCTACCGAGTACCAATCTTTTATACATTTATCACGCTACGCCAGATGGAACTATGCATTGAAACGTAGAGAATCTTGGGAAGAAACAGTTGACAGATTGGTTACTTTTTTCAAAGAACATTTAGATAGTAAACACGACTTTAAGTTAGAGAATGGGCTAGAAGCCGATTTAAGAGAGTATATCACTAATTTAGATGTTATGCCAAGCATGAGATGCTTGATGACTGCAGGAGAGGCATTAAAGAAAGAAAATATTGCAGGATACAATTGTTCTTATGTTAAGGTAGATAATCCGAGATCCTTTGATGAAGTATTGTATATTCTCATGAATGGTACTGGTGTGGGATTTTCAGTAGAAGAAGAGTATGTGGCTCAATTACCAATAGTTGCCGAAGAGTTTCATGAGACTGACACAACAATAGTTGTAGCAGATAGTAAATTAGGATGGGCTAAAGCATATAAAGAATTACTCTCACTTATTTGGCAAGGTCAAATACCAAAGTGGGATCTTTCAAATGTGAGACCTGCAGGAGCACCACTCAAAACATTTGGAGGTAGAGCATCAGGTCCTGAGCCATTAGATGAACTGTTTAAGTTTACAATAAATACATTTCAGAATAGTGCAGGACGTAAACTTAAACCAGTAGAAGCACATGATATTGTATGTAAAATTGCAGAAATTGTTGTTGTTGGTGGGGTCCGCCGTTCTGCTCTTATCAGCCTGTCAAACTTACAAGACGAAACAATGCGACATGCTAAGTCAGGACAGTGGTGGGAGAATAATAAACAACGAGCCCTCGCCAATAATTCGGTTAACTATAAAGAAAAGCCAGACATTGGGACTTTCATGCGAGAGTGGCTATCCCTCTACGATTCTAAATCGGGAGAGCGTGGAATCTATAACAGTATGTCGGCCAAAAAACAAGTAGAAAGTTTAAACAATGAAGAAGAAATCAGAAGAGAACCAAGAGAAGACTTTGGAACTAACCCCTGCAGTGAGATCATACTTAGAAGCAGAGAGTTTTGCAACCTTTCAGAAGTCGTTGTCCGTGGACGGGACACTGCCGAATCTTTACGGAAGAAAGTTCGCATGGCGACTATCCTTGGCACATTTCAATCAACCCTCACAAGTTTCAAATACCTCACCAGAGAATGGAAACGAAACTGCGATGAAGAACGACTTCTTGGAGTTTCTCTCACAGGAATAATGGACAATGCTCTTACAAATGGTAAGAAAAAAGGGCTAGAAGATTTATTAGAGAATCTTAAACAAGAGGCGGTTGCAACAAACAAAGAGTATGCAGAGAAACTTGACATTCCTCAATCTGCCGCTATTACATGCGTTAAGCCAAGCGGAACGGTTAGTCAGTTAGTCGATTCTGCATCAGGTATCCATGCCAGACATAATCCATATTACATTAGAACTGTACGTGCAGACAACAAAGATCCTTTGTGTGCGTTCATGAAAGATGCAGGGTTTCCAAACGAAGCAGATGTAATGAAACCACAACATACAACTGTATTTTCATTTCCAATGCAGAGTCCAAAAAATGCAGTATTTAGACAAGATATGACCGCAAAAGAGCAACTTGAACTCTGGCAGAAATATCAAACTCATTGGTGTGAGCATAAACCATCAGTGACAATTTCAGTCAAAGAACATGAATGGATGGAAGTAGGTAACTGGGTTTGGGACAACTTTGACAATATCAGTGGTATCTCATTTCTTCCTTTTAATGAACATACTTATCGTCAAGCACCATATCAAGATTGTACAAAAGAAGAATATGAAGAAGCATTGAAAACAATGCCAAAAAATGTTGATTGGTTACAGTTGGCTAAATACGAAGAGCAAGACTTTACTGCTGGAGCACAAGAATTGGCTTGTGCCTCCGATGGTGGTTGTGAAGTGGTGGACATCTAATGCAAGTATTATCAGATGCGTTGTCCGAGAAAGATGAATTATATCAGACTATACGACACTATGAGGACTTATTAAGCGAACAATTGATCGTTCCATCACACCTATATAATGCAGTAAAGATAAAAGAATTGCGAGAAAAACTATATTATTATAAGGCTGAATACGATGGATATGTCAATGGTCCCAGAACACTATGCGGATAATCTCCTAGCGGAGATCATGGACGAGATTGAAAATGAAATGACTAGGGTTTCTAACTTACGAGAAAAAATAAGAAGAAACCCTAAACCAGACCTTAATCATTTGGTCATGCCAGAACGACTTAAATGTTATTCTGACGGACTTAAACATTGTTATCATTTATTAAAAAAATATAAGGATTCGGAGAGGCCTGCAAATGAACGAGATTGAAAAGGATTTTGATTGCGTTGAGTGTAGCGAATCTTATATAGTTACATGGACTAGTCATAGGGCACCATCCCACTGTCCTTTTTGCGGTGCCTATGTAGAAACACCAGAAGAAGATGAAGATAATTGGGATTGATTATTCATTAACCAGTCCTGCAATAACACTGTACAATGGAAACGATAAGTGGAATTATAATTCTGGCACTTGTACTCATTTTTGTTTGGCGAATAATGAACGACAACGATCAAAATGGGCCGAGATTCGGAGCATAAAAACAGACATATATCCTGCTTGGGAAACTGATTTGCAGAGGTATCATGGGCTTGCAAACTGGGTGATTAATTGTTGTATTACTGCAACAAGCCCAGAAAGACCGAAAGCATATATAGAAGACTACGC